GTTATCGATGAAGCCCACAAGATAGTCTGGTTCGCCTATCGGGCGGTACAGGGACGATCGCGGGATGTGGTTGCCTCTCTGTGTAAAGAGCTCCTGAACGAATGGATGCAGCCTCGAAAAATACGATCATTCAGCAGCGCCATGGCCACCGGCAGCGGCAAGGAGATCGTCCAGGAACTGTTGGGCATCGCAGCGGTCAACGAGATCGTGGCCCACGGTAACGCCGCCGCCCGGTTTGCCGGCGGCAAGGCCTCGGTGATCGAGATCGGCGGCCAGGATTCCAAGTTCATTCTCGTGGATGACAAAGGTGCCGTCGATTATGCAATGAACGAACTGTGCGCCGCAGGAACAGGCGCCTTCCTTGATGTCCAGGCCGAACGCTTGGGACTCTCCATTGCGGAGCTGTCGGCCCAGGCAGCAAAGGCAGAGGCAATAGACTCGGCAAAGCTGGAGTTAAAGTACGAGCTCGAGTCTGTCGACGAAAAACTCATCATGGCGATCAAAGGCATTGCCTATCGCGCAAAAAAGGGAATGCCGATCGAGCAGAAGGATCTCGATCGAGCGTCGCAGGCGTTCAATGCTTACAACAAACTGATATCTGACAACAGAAATATCCTGCCGCAGGCGTTCGTAAGAAAGCTTGACGATCACTACACCTCATGGATGGACGCCATCAGCAACGCCGTCGAGCTTGGTGCCGGGCAGGCAGCGAAGTGGGACGCTATCGGTACTTTCGGCGGGTACGCTGGACAGATTGACGTCATCGAGGATGCGATAAAGTACGAAATCCCGAAGCCAGGCTCAAAGAAAACCTACACAGACGCCAAGGCTATGGAGATCCTGAAGGAGACCATCGGGGTCAATGACTACAGCGTAGATGTGCCAACAGGGCGTAGCGGATACGCCAACTTTTCCGGCATGCCGTACCAGATGCAGCGTTCAATTTCTGCCTATACTGGTGGGTACTATGAACGGATAAATATGGCTCTTCGCGGAGAGAGCACCCTGGCCGCAAAGCAAAAGATGCAGCAGCTCGCCGATCTCATCAATGCATCGCTGGATTCGGCTACGAAGAAATTCAAAGGGCTGTCATCGCGCGGTATCAGTCTGCACGGCGAGGAACTGCAGAAATTCATCCAGACACATGAAACGGCTATGATGGAAGGTGGCGTGGTCAGATATGACGCCTTTACCTCGTCATCGAAGGGAAACGGGTCCGGGTTTGGCGGGAATGTCATTCTGAAAATCAAAGGCAAGCGCGGCGTAGACGTAAAGCCGATATCGCTGCACCCCAGTGAGAACGAGATCCTGTTCAAAGCAGGAACCAAGTTCTTTGTCGACGAGATCAGAAACGAAGCTGGCAAAACAATCATTCATTTGACGGAGGCGTGATATGAACCTTATGGACCTGAGCAAAGAGCAGCGGCAGAAGATACTAGATAGGCGCGGAATCACGGAGGCCGAATATTTAGCAGGACTGGCTGAATTTAATGATGAGCCAGAGATCGAGATCCCGGAAGAGGTCGCCAAATCTGACAAGTTCAATGAGCCGATAAAAGCAACACTTGATAAGGCTGACGATTAATACTAAAGTATTGCTTTACCGCCAACGGAGAGGTAAAGCGCCATGTGGATATTTCTTAACGATGCCTTCCTGAGCATCGTCGCACACCGGGACAAGCCCGGATTTGTCCTCGTCCGGGCCAGGCGGCCTGGCGACATCGAGCGGGCACTTCAGCCCAAACTGCGTCCGTATTCTTATCAGGTAGAGGAGACGCCAGACGCAGATTATAGATACCGTGCCGTCGTTCCGGCAGAGGCAGCTGCCGAGTGGATCGCCGAATCGGTCCGCAACATCACCTACGACAACTTCAAGAACAGCATCCGGGACCATGAGTACCACGGAGCCTGCGGTCGGGTGTGGCAGGAGATGCTCTACCTGCAGCAGGGCGGGAAGTACAACTACAGCCTGCAGCAATACGGGCTGACAGACGACCATGCAGATCCTGGCGATCTTTTCGACGACGACGAGTCCCCGTTCTGCGACTGCTCCGTCCATTGGGACGAGCTTGAGATGGCACAGAACAAATGCGCCGCATGCGGCCGGCCGATCAATTAGGAGACGGAAATGCACGAAAAGCAATATGTCGACAAAACCCATCCATGCGCAACAGATTACGACAATCCAATAGGGTCACCTTACAAGCCACGGATGAGTCATTCGCCTGTTATTCCACCAGCAGACTATTCTTTGTGCGTTGAAACTGTCGATCAGATTCTAAAAGAACTCGATAGAGCCGTAACGAAATTTCCCACTTGGCCAACTGACCCGCTCCATGCTTTAGCCGTACTGGGTGAAGAATATGGCGAACTCAATAAGGCAATACTCCAGCTAACTTATGAGCCACACAAGGAAGGAGCGAGTGTCGGTCATGTAAAAGAGGAAGCGATTCAAACGGCGGCAATGGCTTTGCGCCTCGCTATGAGCCTTGATAAATACGAGTATGCACCCGGCAGGCAGCACACGCAGAGCTCCTAACGATGAATCACATGGGGTCAAGCAATAACGAGCGCATGACAGCCGGAGAGATGGCACCGAATACACCGAAAGGAGTGGTCTCAGTTTTGAAGGCATTTGAGCTACTGAGGAAACCGGCAGTGACCGGCCTGCCACTCCATAATGCGACTGCCACCCCAAGACGGCTAAGGGTGGAGGAAGTAAGAGCAGGGGCGCGCCGCCGACGTTAGGCGCGCCATGACAGGCAGAAAACGAAGCGCAGCCAGAAGCTAGGACAGCCTGACCTGTTCGCATGATCGGAGCGGCAGTGCTTCCGGTTATTAGGAGAAATCGCCAGCGTTAGCATCACACCCAATCATACATTGGGGTTTTTTCATTGAAAACGCTGAACATCTTCACGCCAGGAAAGCATACCTCCAACGAGGGGGCAGAGATCGACTTCGCCGAGGATATCCTTGTCAGGTCAGCCGAAGTCTACGACCCAAAGATCCATGAGGCACCGATCGTCATCGGTCACCCCAAGACAGATGATCCGGCATTCGGCTGGATTAAAGGCCTCTACTACAACGAACAGACCGGCATGGAGGCAGAGCCGCACCAGGTAAATCAGGACTTCGCCGACATGGTCAACAGCGGCGCGTTCAAGAAGATCAGCGCAAGCTTCTACACCCCAGACAGCCCCATCAATCCAGTCCCCGGGACATTCTATCTCCGGCACGTAGGATTTCTCGGCGCCCAACCCCCAGCCGTTAAAGGCATGCGCGCGCCTTCGTTCGCAGAAGGGGAGGAGGGCGTCGTGGAGTTCAACGAGCTCGATTTCTCCAGCCCATACACCACCGGCACCATCGGGTCGCTGTTTCGCAGGATCCGCGAGTGGATCATCAGCGAGAAGGGCGTAGACGAGGCCGACAAGGTCATTCCCGACTACTACATCCAGGACATCGAGGACGATGCGAGGCGCGAGCTCGATGCACCGACCGAGCCATCGCCCGCATTTTCTGAACCATCACCAAGGAGCACTATCATGCCCATGACCGAAGAGGAACTGCGCGCCGCGCAGGAGAAACTCCAGGCCGACCAGGCCGCATTCGCAGAGTCCCAGACCGCACTGCAGGCAGAGAAAGACGCCATCGAGTCAACCAAAAAGCAGTTGCGGCGCGATTCCTACATTGCCTTTGCCGACTCCATGATCAAGGAAGGGAAAGTCGCGCCGGCTGAGAAAGACGGCATGATCGCCTACATGGAATCTCTGAGTGAGGATCTGACTGTCGAGTTTGGCGAGGGCGATGGAAAGACGTCGAAGTCGCAGGTCGATATGTACAAGGACAGTATTAACGCGCGCACTCCGAAAGTGGATTTTGATGAGGCATCCAATGAAGACGGCCACCAGGAAGGTGGCGAGATTGACGAGTTCGAATTGCAGCAGAAAGCTGTCGCCTATCAGGAGCGCCTGCTCAGTGAAGGAACCCACATCAATATCGCCCAAGCAGTCAACGCCGTACTGGCTGGTAAGGACAAGTAAACGGCGCATAGCCGTTTTTTTGCCGAAAGATAAAGCAACAGTTTAGGAGTAACAGCAATGCGCAATCACATTCTCGAGAAAACCTTTGTGCCGGCAGCAGCGATCGCCGGCAACCGCATCGTCAAGCACGACGCCAGCGACAACACCGTTGTGACCTCTGCCCTAGCTACCGACGAGCATCTGGGCGTGTCAACCTTCGTGGGCGCCGACCCGGCCAACCAGGACAACACCGTCGACGTCGTTCTGATGGGCATTGCAGAGGTTAAGCTCGGCGGCACCGTCACCAGAGGCGACAAGTTGACATCTGATGCATACGGTCGCGCGATTACAGCCACCACAGAAGGCCAGCGCGTGGTCGGTATCGCCATGAAGTCCGGCATCGTTGACGACATTCAGCCGGTATTTCTGGCCCCGTCCGTCTTCGCCGTTTCTGGCTCGGCCTAATAACCCCGGGTTTTTTCGCCTGGATAGTCAAGCAATAGTTTAGGAGCAAGACACATGTCCACTGCACGTCCTTTCGTAAAAAACCCGGCGCTCACTGCAATCGCCATGGGTTACAAAAACGGCGCCATGATCGCCGACTCCGTACTGCCTCGCCTCCCTGTTGGCGGAGAGCAGTTCAAGTACACAGAACACAGCAAGGAGCACTTTAAGGTCGATGATGACCTGGTTGGTCGTACCGGGCGAGTGAGCGAGGTCGAGTTCACCGCGAACCAGAAAGACGGCTCCGTCGTCGATCGCGGACTCGAAGCGCCCATCCCGAAATCGGACATCGAGGCGGCCGCCAAGATGGCTAACTTCGACCCAAAAGCAAACGCAACCCTTAAACTGCGCAAAAAGCAGGCCCTGGCACGCGAGCAGCGCGTCGCAGGAATCGTCTTCAATGCCGCCACCTACCCGGCAGGCAATAAGGCGACCCTGGCCGGCACGGCACAGTGGAGCGACCTGACCAACTCAACCCCGACCGCTGACATCCTGGACGCTAAAGAGGGCATGCTGATCAAGCCCAATATTCTGGTCCTGGGCTCTCAGGTCGCCAGTATCCTGCAGCGTCACCCTAAGATCATCAAGGCGTTCAACGGAACCCTGGGTGACGAGGGCGTTGTCCCCATGGACTACATCCGCACCCTGCTCGGATTCGAGCGCGTCGTGGTGGGAGAGGCATGGCTTGACAGCGCTAACAAGGGCCAGACCGAGTCCATGGGCCGCGTGTGGGGCAAGCATGCCTCCATGCTTTACCTCGACAACGCCTTGGCAGATCCGGACGAAATCACCTTCGGTTTCTCCCCGACCTACGGCGACGTAATAGGCTGGGAGAAGGAAGATGACACCATCGGC